GCTACAGAAATTCAACCCATAGAATTGAGAGGACAAGGTAAAACCAACAGACAAAGCTCTGAAGATTTGATTCAGGATGCTGAGTTAGAAAGTGATATACAACAACATATTTCAAATTCAAAATTACTATATGATAAATTGATTTCAAACGGTGTATCGAGAGAAACTGCACGTGATGTTCTTCCACTTGCAACCGAAACAACGATGTATATGAAGGGTTCTGTTCGTAGTTGGATCCACTACTTGGAACTCCGTTGCTCTTCAGATACACAAAAGGAACATAGAGAAATCGCAGAAGGAATAAAAACAATTTTTATTAATAAATTTCCAAATATATCAGAAGCTTTAGGGTGGAAACATGGATCATAAATTTTTTAGCAAAGCTTATGTAAATGAGTATGGTAAAGGTCTTCGTAACGATGAAGACATAAATTTAGGTTTAGAAATACTTTCTTTTGGAATTTCGAGGGGAAATCGTATATTGCACGTTGGTGCTTGTGATACGGGATTGAATTTGATAGATGAAATGCACAATTTAGATTTGGAAACTTTTTATTTGGGTATTGATGTAAAAGATCAAATACAAGAATTACAAGAAGAATATAAAGACATACCGACTTATGCTTTCAAACAAAAAAGTATCCAAGATTTTATAGATGATGAAATGTCACAACCACATACTGCAAACGTTTTTGATTACACACTATTAACAGGAGTATTCAATAAACCAATTTATGCGGAACAACACTATTTATTTATATCAACTATTATTGATAGATGCATTAAATTTTCAGATAAGGTTATATTTACTCTAGACGAAAGTAGTTTTGGTAATTTTAGCTATAGTGTTTTATATGTTATAAACAATATAATATCAGCTTACAACTCGGTTACTATTAAGAAACTAAAGAAAAATAATTACATTTTTTGTATAACACATTAAGGACGTAGGTATGGAAATGTTTTACTTTCAATTGGCTTTAATTGCCATATTGATTTCATCATCGGTTTACTTTTTCTATAATAAAAGAAAAGTAAAAGAATTATCCGAACAATTATTGGATAAAACAATCGTTATAAACGAATTAGCAGAACATGCTACTAAAATTGAGCAGGAGATTACATCGGTATCAGCACCGAAACCTAACAAAACTGCTAAGGCTTCTTCAAAACCAAAGGCAACTAAAGTAGAAAAGGCTAAAAAATCAACTCCTGTGAAAAAGGAAAAGGTTGCTAAAACAAATACAAAAACAGTCAAAACTGCAAAAACAAAGAAAAAATAAAAAATGGAGACTTAAATGAGGATTTTAACAGTAATTTTTACATTATTAATTTCAACCATTTTTATCGGTTGCAATCAAGAAGATGTAACATCACCAAATACAAGCATTTTTGAAAAAAGAACACCAATTAAAAAAGATACAGTTAAAAAACGTGTTCCAATAGAAAGGGCATTAGGATGTTTGGGATTGTCACGAGAGCAACACATTGCCATCATGGAAATTGTAAATGAAGGCAAAAAGTGTGAAATAGAATGTAAAAAAGAATTCCAAGAAAGTGTACAAATACTACGTGAAGATTATAAATCTAAAATGGAAAAATATCGAAATGTTAAAAAAACGGACGAAATTAAAAAAGAAATAGAAATAATTACATTTGAATATCGTCAAACATTACGAGATCTGGAAAGAGAACATAGGGAAAAAATGGCAGAATGTGCAAAAAATACACATACTGATATTGAAACCTTATTAAGAAAAGATCAACTTACACTTTGGAATATTTGGAAGGCAACTGGAAAAATTCCATGTGATAGAGTAAAACCATAAAAATTCCTATTGTTCGGAATGGGACACCGATTTAATCGGTAAAACCTCTACTTTTTGTAGGGGTTTTTTTATTTTGCTATATTTATATCTATGATTAGTTTAATGGAAATATTGTTAAATGAAGTGGGTGGTCCAGCAGACTCACTCATAATTGACACCATAAATAATAATAAAATCATTACGATTTACTATAAAGGTGACAAAGAAACGGCTCCAGGATGGCGTACGGGGGTGATTCCTGTATGTTTCGGTATTACCAATGGTAAAAAATATTTAAGGGCATGGCAAACAGCAGGAAAAACTCTCACCTACACACCAGAGTGGAAATTATTCAGAGTAGATAGAATAAGAAATTGGAATGTTTCTGGTACAAAAAAGGCATTGGAAGTTCCAGATAATAGATTTAATCCAAGTGGTGACAAACAAATTTCAAGAGTAATAGCAATAGCTAAATACAAATAAGTAAATATTTGGTGCTAAAATGATACGCTTAAAAAGTTTAATTCAAGAAACGATACGTAAAATACGAGAATCGAACATTTCTGAAAAGATGATGTTGAAGAATTGGGATAAATACCGTCAATTAGTTGCAAAGGCTTATAAAGACGCACCATCAATGGATGCTTCAGCCGTAAAACATTGGAAAGCTTTAAATACTTCAAATTACACCCTCTTCAAAAGATTACTTTCAAAAACTGAAATAATATTAGTTACTGAAAATCAATCTGATGTTGGAAAAACATTAAATTTGGCTGGAAAATCGTTTGAAGTTAAAAAGGTCGATGGTGAACCATATAGTTCACAAGCTGAAATGAAAGCAGATTGGCAAAAAAACAAAAAACTAATGATAAGCATAGACTACTCAGACCATCCAGTATTTTCAGTTGAGGACAATGTAATCTTCAGATGTGTACATGATTTTATAGTTCATATATTAGGCAACCATCCATTCGGTGATAAAGGTGAAATAGCTTCTTATAATTTACACGCAAAGTTAGTTCCACCAGATGCATTACCGGCAATATTCACGGAAATAGTTGGTCAAGCCTGTTATGCTGTAGAATATGGTGAGTTTGGTGAACAAAAAATAGCAGTATTAGATGGATTTGATCATAAACAAGTTGGTATGGTAACAGGTTACGATATTCAAAATAAAGCATTAGTACCTGGAGATAAACAAAATGATTAAAAATCTATTTTCATTGAAGACATTAATTTGGATATGTGCTATAGGATTGGCAACATTTTCTGGATATTACTCAGTCTTTGGAATATCAAAACTATTTTCTGGTGGATCTTGGTCGGTAGTTGGTATGGCTGCAATGTTAGAATTTTCAAAATTAGTTGTGATAACATTCCTACATGATTATTTCAACACATTAAGAACAAGTTTTAAAATATACTTAACGTCAGCGGCTTCTGTTTTAATGATAATAACATCAATCGGTGTTTATGGATATTTAACAAATTCGTATCAAGAGACTGCAAAATCTATACATGAGGCTGAAAATAAGATAACATTACTAAATCAAAAGAAACAGATATTCACAGAACAACGTAATAAGGTAGATACATTAATAAGACAAAAAACTAATAGAATTGATTCCTACGATAAACTACGTTTGTCTCAGGAAAGTGTATTGAATTCACAGATTTCACAAAAAGGTAGTACACGTGGATTGCAAAAAAATATACAATCCGTGGATAAATCAACACAAACACTAAATGATGAAATATCACAGTTAAACGTTAAATCGATTGGATTATCGGATAGTATAGCAATAATAGAACAACAAAAGGTTGAATTGCAAAACTCAACATTTACATCTGAATTAGGACCACTCTTATATCTCAGTAGAATAACTGGACTATCTATGGATTTGGTTGTAAATTGGTTTATAATAATATTAGTTATAGTATTCGATCCTTTAGCTGTAAGTTTGGTAATAGCCGCTAATCATATAAAACATTTAGAACCTAAAATAGAAAAAGAAGATGATAACAAAATAAATGGTGCTGTTAATGACCAAATAACAGATGCTGTAACAGTAGAAACCCCAAAAGAAGAAGTTTTAAACACTCATAGTAAAAATGAAAAAATATCAACGTTAGAAGAAACCAAAAATACTTTGAGAAATTTCAAACCATCCGATATTAAAAAAAAAATAAAAAAAAATTTGGAAATTAGCGAAAAAAGTGTTATATTAGAGGACGATGAAAAAAACATCATTGCTGACCAAATAGATTACAATGACGATGATGTTTCACGGGAATCTGACTTGCCAAAAGAAGAAAATTTTTATGGTGAAATGGAAAAACCTGGATTTGAATATCGTAGAGGCATAAAATTATAACTAACCCAATAATGAACGGAGTGTTTTATGGAAAATTTGTATGAAGACAATTATCAAGAGCAATTTAAAGAAGAAACTTTTGCTGTTAGAACAAAGGATATAGAAACTGACATTCCGGTTAAATGGAAAGAAGCAACAACTCAAATGGATTATGGAATTGATATTAAAACATCTTCTGTTATACTATTTGGTGAAATAATGGAAGGCACACTATACGATATTACATCAAGAATCCGTGGAATCATTAATATGCGTGATGAAGAACACAAGAATGATGCTATAAATCTCTTGATAAATTCTGATGGTGGTTCTGTATATGAAGCATTGGGTATTATAGACTTCATGCAAAGTTTAGATATAAAGGTTAATACAATAGTTAGAGGTAGAGCTATGTCAGCTGCTGCTCTAATTCTTTGTGCTGGAACAGGATTGAGAGCTGCTTCTAAAAATAGTACAATTATGTTCCATGAAATTAGTTCTGACATTTACGGAAAATCTTCCGATATGAAAGCTAATGTTCAACACATGGAAAAATTAGAAGAAACTCTTTTAGATATTATTGAAACAAATTCAAATAAAAGCAAAGAATATTGGAAGGGTGTTACAATAAAAGATTATTACATCACACCAACAGAAGCTTTAAATTTAGGTGTGATTGATACAATAATTCAACCAAAACATACAAGAGGATAACATGGTTATAACAATAGTAATACTATCAATATTACTTGTAGCTTCAATATATGTAAATGTAAATCTAACAAGAAAGTTTGAAAAATTAGAAGAAATGGCAGAAAATTCAGTTGATACCCTGTTAGAAAACGAAAAGTTTTTAACATCATTAAAAAATAGACTATTATCCCAACAATCCTATCTACGCCAATTAGATAGGATTGGTGCATTTGAGGCGGATGATGAAACAGGATATTTCTTCAAAGAACTTAAAAGTATAGTAAATGATATATCATTGTATTTTGGTGAAAACCCAATCAATAAAGATACGCAGAACAGTGTTCTTGCTAATTTAAAATCTCAAGATAATCCCAAATCAAATAAATATGATGTTAAATTTGAATCAGAAAAGGATTATTACTTATGAACTAAACCCGTGAGGCAATATGGGAAGAAAACCTAAAAAACAAAATGTTTATTTTACACAAGAAACAGAAGATGCCATAGTTGCATTTATAAATTGTTTAGATGATGATGAAAAAAATATAATATACACTGAAAAAATACATCCCGCTTTCTATAAATTAGCGGAAATAATGATACATAGATTCAAATTTTATAACTTCGATATTTCACATGAAGACGTGAAACACGAAGTTATTACGCATTTACACGAGAAGATTTATAAGTTCAATCCAGATTTCGGTAAAGCATTTTCTTACTTTTCAATAGTTGCAAAAAATTATTTGATAGCAGAAAATAACAGAAATTATTACCATTTTAAACGAATACAAGACATGGATGCTATAGATTCGGAAAGAATAATAATAAATGAAAAAATTAAAATGGATTTAATTGAAGAACGAAATGATTTCATAGATATTTTTGTAAATGTAGTTGAGAAACATTTACCACTCTTCTTCCCAAAACAAAGAGACATTCAAGTAGCGGATACCGTACTTTACCTATTTAAAAATAGAGAGCATATTGAAAATTATAATAAAAAGGCTATTTATATTTTAGTTAGAGAAAGGACTGGTGTAAACTCACAAAATATAACAAGTGTAATAAACCGAGTCAAAGAGATATACGGGTCATTATACCATCAGTATAAAGAAAGTATAAATATAGAAACGTTAAGTTGGTATGAAATTCAAAGTATTATGAATAATAGGTAGTAATTGTATGGATTTTGATATAGAATTATTCGGTAACAAAAAATTCTCAGACCTGTTAAAAGACATCTATGAAAATCAAAAAAAGAAAGATAGACAGATAAATCTCTTAATAGCAGATTTGAAACCACACATACAAAATATAAACGATGCTGCTGCTATAGTACCGGTTATAAAAGATTTTATGGAAGTTGGTGTAAAAAATGATGAACATTTAATAAAATTAGCAGCAGTAGTACAACGAGTTGCTAATACGAAAGGTGATGATGTATCATCGTTTTTAACTGACGAAGAAAAGGCTGAATTATTAAAAGGAATTGAAGAAATAAGCAAAGAACAAGAGGAGACAAAAATAAATGACGATGATAAGATCGAATCCTCAAAAAACAATAATAGCTGGGATTGAGTTTGAATTTGTTCCCGCTGAAGTAGTTGATGTTGACTATCAAGGAACTAACAAAACTAGGCTATACACGATTACCTGTAAAATCGTAGGAGCTGTTGGCTCTGTAGCGGGTGGCGATTTAATACACGCACGTGCTATGGATGCTAATATAAAGAATATACCTATTATTGGCGAAATTGTTATGATAACAAAGGCTCCAAGTTCTTATTCTAGCAAATTCATTCCTAACACAGAATACTATTATACCCACCCAGTTTCTATTCAAAGTTCAGTACACCACAACGGATTGCCAGGTGCAACTGTAGCTTCAGTGAGTCAGACTTCTACTAATGCGGATTTAAGAAATAATGCTCAAGACGGGTTGCCGTTAGATAGTTCCGATTTTGTGGAATTTGGAACCGCTATAGACTATGCATTTCCAGAACGTTTAGATGTATACCCATTACAACCATATTCTGGTGATATTTTATTAGAAGGGAGATGGGGACAGTCTATACGATTTGGATCAACTATCGATGAAGATTCAAGAATGTATCCAGTTAAACCAAATTGGAAAAAAGGATTAGGTGACACTGGGAATCCTATTATGATAATTTCAAATGGAACAAACCCCAATCCTTTTGAGAAAACATATAACGAGTTTACTTTAGAAAATATAGATGGAGACGATTCTTCAATATGGTTAACATCTGGTCAATACGTAAAATTTACTCAAGCTTCAACATATACTAAAGCTGTTTCAAATAAAAACGTTGATTTATTTAAAGCAAACAACTACAGTGGAAATCAAATATTAATGGCGTCTGACAGAATAATATTAAACTGCAAACGTCAAGAATTTATAGCTTTTGCAAAAGAAGGTATAGGTTTATCTTCTGAAAAAAATGTTGCTATCGATGGTAAAACTGGAGTTGAAGTTGAAAGTGCTAGAATAAATTTAGGTATGAATGCATCCGAACCAGCTCTTTTGGGTAATATATCTGTTCAATGGTTATCCGATTTATGCTCAGCACTGACAGATGCACTGAATGAAATAACATTAATGACAGTCCCAACCGGAGTTGGTCCATCGGGAACACCAATAAATACAGCAGCTTTCGCTTCGGTTAGGGCTAGAATAACATCATTATCGGGAAGATTGGAAGATTTAAAGTCTAGATTGGTTTTCTTAAATAAAGACTCATCAAAATAACAGAGAAAAAAATGGATGGAGAAATAAAAAAAGAATCGTCACCAATGACTCAACAAAACTTCGATAGTTTGTTGGAATATAGACCAATAATAAAAGAAAAACCAGATATTATAGATGAACGTGCATCATTAGATGAATATAATGATGTATTGAAACGAGCTAATAAATTAAGACAAGATACTCTAAATAATAGACCATATTATCCTTGGGAAAAACCGGAAGCAGAATACGTGTCTGCAAAAGGAACCGCAAATCCTGTACCGTATCAAAAGAAAATATTTTATGTTGATGGGTTTTTCAGCAGAAATAATACAACACAGACTGTATCTGAATTTGGAAGTGTCAGAACTATATCAGTTGGTAGAGGGGTAACAAAACTAATTGCAAAATATAAAGGAAATCCAAGTAGCAGAGTGACAATAGCGGGTGATGGTACAATACCATTAGGAGCTTTTACACCATTAAATCCAGCACCGGCAGCTGATCCAGCTAGAAAGGCAAAAGATATTGCAGAAATAAAACAAGATCCTGCATATAGACGTTGGTCCAAACAGATAAACAAAATCGGTGGTGATAATTGGTTAGGCGCACTTTATAACGAAAGTGTTCAAATAAGGGCTGTATTTTTCCATTTAATGTTTGTAATATCGTTGGAATGTGGGTTTAATCATTTGGCAAAAAACAGTAGAAGCGGTGCAGAGGGCCTAATTCAATGGATACCTGGAAATTGGGGGCAATTTAGAAAACGTGGATTTGCTAGCCCAAGAAGTGCTGATCAATATCAACAATTACCATTTATGACACGGTATTATCAAGGAAGAGGTGGTTGGAAATCACAAGGATCTCCAAATTTAGTAGCAACTTACTCATATGTTGCTGGTGGTAATACAACAAATCCAAATAAACGTGTATACATTAAACCAAGTAAAAGTTATTATGCTAATCAAAAGTGGGATAGACATTTACCAAAAGATGGCATCATAACTGCTGGAGAAATGGCATTAGCAGCTGTAGATACTTGGTATGGTACTAGAGATTGGCAAAAAACGTATCCAAATGGAATTTGGAAAAAAGGAATATATTAATTGGTAAATATATGGATGATGAAGTAAAAAAAGAAAACCCCGATGTTACCAATAAAGACGTTAACGTGTTATTGGAATATACACCTGTGTCTACTGTTAAACCAAACGTAATAGATGATAGGAGTGAATCGTATTTGGATTCCATAACAATCAATCGTATTAAAAAAATAAGAACGGAAGTTGATAAAAACCGAATAGCATATCCGTGGGAACAAGATATACCAGACTATACACCCCCTAAAAAAGATACATCAAACTATGAGAAAAAAACATACACAGTACCGTTTAGATCAATAACACGTGGTGCATCAAATAAAGTGTTGGTTGGATCAACCTATGTAATAACAGCAGATGACGGTGGCGCTCAACAGAATCAAACTCAATCCGATTCAACATTAACTACTTCAAAAAATATGGATTTGATAAAGGGTTCTGGATTTGCAATGGCGATAAATATAAAAAATTTCACATTTGGATTTGATTTAATAGGTTACAATAAGTCTAATCACGGTGATTTTAATTTGAGATATAAACTAACGGGTGGTAGAGCTTCATATACAAAAGTTGATGATTTTAAAGGTTGGGGTGATTTAGGATTTAAAAATTACATAAATTGGAGTTATTTGGTAAGCCATAACGGTACGGGAAGGGGCGATGAATCCGATGTAAGATGGGGTCAATATCAACCAGTAGGTACTTTAATATACAACGGTAAAAATTATGGCTGTAAAACATTTACATCAACATTTAGACCATGTTACTATTTTCTTAAAGGATCTAATGAAGCAGTCAGAACAACATCGGGTGAAATTTTTAAAGCAAAACGTGGCTCAACAGTTGATGCAATATCGAGTGCTAATTTTTTGAGTAATATAAAAGTGGCAGCTTGTGCGGGTGGTGGTTCTTTTATAAAAAACGGTCAATATTACAGTATAGATGACAGTTTTAATAAATCAACATTGCCATTTTTTGGAAAAGTGAGTGATGGTACATATATTGCTGGATATGGAGCTGGATCAAAAAATATAGTAAGTAATGTACTCAAATATTTTAGTGGTGTTAATAAAAATGTTTTATGGTTAGACCTCGGAGATGGTGGTGGTTCAACACAAATGGCTTTTAATGGTGAAATGATATTTGGTGGTAAAAGACCTATTTCTGTAATTATTGGATGGGCTTGAGGTATTATCATGGATGATGAAATAAAAAAAGAAGACCCTATAGTTAATGAAAATTCTGTTAAAGGTATATTAGAATATAAACCAATTACAACGGTGAAACCCAATATAGTTGATGATAGATCGGACTCTTATTTAGATTCCATAACAATAGACCGTATTAAAAAAATAAGAACTGAAGTTGATAAAAACAGGATACCGTATCCTTGGGATATTGAAGCACCCGAATACATACCACCGCCAAAAACGGAAGAAAATAAACAATATGAAAAAAAAGTTTACACTGTACCACTAAATGCACTTTCAAGGAAACGTAGAGGTACTGTAAAATTAGGAACTACGTATATCATAACATCAGCGGATGGTGGTAGACAAGAAGCTCCACAAAATGTAGATAATTCAAATTATAGAACTGCTGGAAATTTTATACAAAAAACACCATCGGGTATAGTTACAACACAAGGTCATGTAAATGGTTGGAAATATAAAGTTTTACCAGGCACTGAAAATATAAAAAATATAGATATACGATTAAAAAAAATACAATCAAGAACAATACCAGGTCACAGGAATGGTTACATACCAAACTCATTTTTAGCACCTATACAAACAACAAATAAGTCAATTAGTGGAAAAGTATATTTACATTATGAAGCAGCTGGAGCATATCAAAAAATGTTTGAAGCTGCAAAGAAGGACGGTGTGGGTATCTACATATCAGGTCCATTATCGGCATATAGGGACTATGCTGGTCAAGTAAAAGTTCGTAAATTATATGGATCAAGTACAACAGCTACACCTGGCACATCTAATCACGGTTGGGCAAAGGCTATAGATGTTTCAGGAGATAACGTACAAAAATGGATAAATTTAAACGGAGATAGATTTGGATTCTATTGGGGCGATGCACGGAATGAAGATTGGCATTTTGTTTACGTTTGGTGATAAAAATATAAAAAATCATATTTATTAGTATTACACAATATAAAGGCAAGTATTATGGATTCTAAAAAGTTTTTTGGTAAGATACGAGAAATAATTCGTGAAGAAATTGATTATGCTTTAGAAAAAAAATTAATGAAACCCGAAGTTAAAACAAAGGCCATTTCAGAGTCAAAATCAAGAGAAGCTGATTTAATTAATAATGCTAAAAAAATAGTTAATGTTGACTCAAAGCCTAAAAAACCAATTAGTAACTATTCAAGTATAAATGAATTATTAGAAGAAACTAAACGTTCATTAAACGAATCTTATTTTCACGATGATGAAGACGGTATGTATTTTACAAGTGATTCTGTAAACTCATCGTTTGGACATCAAGCAGCAATTCCAAATGGAGTATCACCAGACGAAGTTCCAAGTGAAGTAATGAGTGCTTTAACAAGAAACTACTCGGATTTAATGAAAAAAATAGACGAAAAGAAAGGGAGATGATAATTGATAAAAAATAGGCGTAAAATATATTCAACGATAACTGATCCTTTTCAAAGTACAAAGGATATTAAGCCTATAGGTGTAACACTACCATTTAATAATCCAAATGGTATTTTTAATGTTAGTTATACCAATGCTGATCAGGTTTTATCTAATTTGAGAAATTTACTCCTAACTCATAAAGGTGAAAGAATAATGCAGCCAGATTTTGGAACAGATTTGCATTATTATTTATTTGAACAGATAACAGACGAACTAACTTTTAAAGAGGCCTTATTGGGAGAAATAAGATCTGCTTTAACTACATGGATGCCATATGTAACTATAAATGAAGTTGATATGAAAATAAATGTACAAGATGATGGTAGGGTATCCGAACCCAATCATGCTGTTGCTATAAGTTTGACACTTTTTATAACCGGAACGAACATATATTTACCAGTGCGCATATTTATATCTGATTCTGGAACCTTAACAGTAATGTAGAGAAGCATAAATGGCAGACCTAATTAAAAAAGATATACGTTATTTGGGAAAAGACTTTAATTCTATTAAAGCAAATTTAATAGATTTTAGTAAAACATATTTTCCAAATACTTACCAAGATTTCAATGAAGCATCACCCGGTATGATGTTTTTGGAAATGGCAGCCTATGTAGGTGACGTTCTATCGTACTATACAGACGTTACATTACAAGAATCTATGATAACCCATGCTATAGAACGTCAGAACGTTTTAAATATAGCACAATCTATGGGTTATAAACCGAAAAATAGAGTTGCGGCTGTGGTTAAGTTAGATGTATTTCAAATAGTACCGTCAATACAAGATGAGAATGGTACACTAATTCCCGATTGGAATTATGCATTAGCGATTGAAGAAGGAATGATTGTTGCATCCGATATAAATGCAGCTACAGTTAGATTCAGAACAGTAGATTATTTGGATTTTAAATATAGTAGTAGTATGGATCCAACAGAAGTAACACCGTTTGAAGTTAATGACGCAAACGGAACTGTTGATTTTTGGTTATTGAAGAAATCCGTAAATGCTATATCAGGTGTAATCAACACCAGAACATTTACATTCCAAAGTCCCGAACCATATACAAAAATTATATTAAACGAACCAAACTTAATAGAAATAATAGATGCTACCGATTCAGATGGTAATACGTGGTATCATGTACCATTTTTAGCACAAGATACAATATTTGAACCCGTACCAAATATACCAAGAAATGATAAGTTCTTGACAAAAGATAGAGACCAAGCTCCATATCTGTTAAAATTAAGACGTGTTCCCAGACGATTCACAACAAGACAAACGGCAGAGGATGTGTTTGAGATACAATTCGGTTCGGGTGTTTCAAATTTAGACGATGAAATATTAATACCAAATCCAGATTTAATAAGTGGTGGGTTGAATAATATTGGTAATAACATATCTAATGAATTGAATCCTGCAAACTTTTTGTATACAAAAACATATGGATTGGCTCCTAGCAATACAACATTGACATTTAGATACACAGTAGGTGGTGGTCCTCAAGACAATGTACCAAGCGATACTATCACCCGTTTATTGAGTAGAACAATATTAGCAGATGAGACTGGATTAGATTCAACTTTATTATCTCAAGTAATTAATAGTTTAGCGGTTACAAATCCAAACCCATCAACTGGCGGTAAAATTGGTGAGGAAATAGAAGAAATTCGTCAAAACGCTTTAGCACATTTTGCTTCACAGAACAGAGCAGTTACTAAAGAAGATTACATATTACGTGCATATAGTCTACCAGCAAAATATGGTTCTATTGCTAAAGCTTATGTAACCAAAGATATTGACATAAAATATAATGCTTCAAACAATAACGAAGTCATACCAAATCAGTTAGGTATCAGTTTTTATTTATTAGGATATAATTCAAATGGTAATTTAATACCAATAAATGAAACAACTAAAGAGAACTTAAAGACCTACTTAGATCAGTATAGGATAATGACCGATGGTATTTCAATTAAAGATGCTTATGTAATAAACATAGGTATAGAATTTGAAATAGTAACATTACCAAATCAAAATGGAAATCAAGTAGTTCTTCGTTGTATAAATAAATTGAAGGATTATTTTGACGTTAAAAAATGGCAAATAAATCAACCGATAGTAATGAGTAATATTTATACGGAGTTGGATAGGGTGGAAGGTGTTCAAACGGTAGTAAATGTTAAAATAATAAATAAACACAATGAAAGTATGGGATATTCAAAACATGTATATGACATACAAAACGCTACCAAAGACGGTATAATATTCCCATCATTAGATCCATCAATATTTGAAATTAGGTTTCCAGACAATGATATATTTGGAAAATCGAGGTCATTCTAATGATATACACAATATACGCAAATAGAGACGCTACAATTTATGAAAAAACGGAATCGTTAAATTCTGGAATAGATGCCGTATTAGAACTGTCACATGAGGCTTTTGGTAGAAATCCTGTGATATACAACAGTAGAGTTTTAATGCAATTTAATTTAATTCAATTGAAAGAATATTTGGTAAATGGAAAAATACCATACTCTGCAAAATATTTTTTGGAATTGAAGACGGTTGATGTACAAGAGATACCACAGGAATATACAATAAATGCTTATCCAGTCAGCGAATCATGGACTAACGGTACGGGAAATAAAGCAAATAGACCAACAACAACTGATGGTGTATCTTGGAAATATAGGTCATCAAAAAATATTGGAGTTGAATGGAATGTAACTCAAAGTATAAATCCCGATGTTGTTGGTGAGTATAATACAAATTATGGTGGTGGTACTTGGTGGGATACAAATAACTTAGTAGCTTCACAATCGTTCACTTACCAAACGTCTGACGTTTATATGGATGTCACCAATATTGTAAACTCTTGGGTAAGTGGTTCAACAACGATACCAAACGAAGGCTTCATAGTAAAATTCAATGAAGATGTTGAAAATTTAGCAGATAGTACCAACACAATAAAGTTTTTTAGTACAGACAGTAATACAATATATGTTCCCAAATTACATATTGTTTGGGATAATTCCGAATTTGTTACTGGAAGTTTAGATTTGGTCAATTTAGATAACATGAATTTAAATGTTAAACTAAAAAAATATTATGCTAATGCTGAAAGAGCTAAAATAAGAATATATGCAAATACAAGATACCCATTAAAAACATATACAACTGAGTCATACTATACTGTAAATTATTACCTACCATCATCATCCTATTATGAAATAAGAGATGCACATACCGATGAGATATACATACCATTTTCAAAAGAAGGTACTAAAATAAGTTGTGATGGTGAAAGTAGTTATTTTGATTTATGGATGCATTCATTTCAACCTGAGAGATTTTATAGGGTTGTTATTAAGGTAGAAACGGACGATGGTGATAACATACAAATATTTGACAATAATCATTACTTCAAGGTTACTCGATGAATGATGGATTACAAAGAAACGGAATCGGTAGATTAACAATAAATAAAACGGAAACAACAAGAGGTAAAATAGAACTTGCTGTTTTTGATGAACGTTTCACTATGGATGATTTCACTTATGTAGTTGATATAGGATTTAAAGACCTACCAAATGCTATAGCAGCAGAAGATCATGTTCTTCGTATGTATAGATTAACTTTAGATCAATTAAGAGTGGAGAACGAAGACATAGGAGAACAGGAACTACAACAATTAGCTTCTACTGAATTTTTTAGTGATTTGGCCAATCTGATGAATCAAAATCCAAATTCGTTGGCGTCATTACGTTCTCAAATAACAGATCTAAATGAACAGGTGGAAATAACCGAGGAATACGTTAGAGACCGAGATTTACAGATAACCGAACAATTAACAGAAATTGATAATAAAGATTCTATAATAGCTAAAAAGGATGCGGAAATAGAGCAGTTAAGAGCAACATTAGAACAAGTTACACGAGAACAATCGAATCAATTGATGAATGCTATGCAAATAATAACAAGTACAACATCAAGTTTAACAACCTAACAGAATAAATTTAATGAGTTTTTCATATCAAAACATAAACGATATTTTATCTTCATCAGGACCAATCCGTGGTGCTAGATATGCTGTTAATAAAGAACGGCGTATAATAGTACCAACATTGTATACGGTTGATGATCCTATAAATTTAGTTGAAAAGGATTCGTTAGAATTACACATATATCATAGAAATACCGCTTATGTTGGATCGGTATATGACATAAAATCTTGGACAGTTGATAATTTATTAGATCCAAATGCGATTTATATGGATGTGATAAATGATATAAAACCATTTAATTTACAAAATGGTTCATATCGAATAGTTTACAACTTTTTAAGAAATACCGTATCATCAAGAACGTCCGATACTAAATTATTTATAGCTGAAATATCGAGAAATAGACAAGAATTAGTTTTGGCCTTAACTAATCCTAATGATGGATCTGCACAATCAAGACTAACTGATTTTGTTTTGGAATACATGAGTCCAAAAAAATATTTACCAAATATAGTATTAAACTTTGGTCAAAATATTTTAATAGACGTAATAAATGTAACATCGGATGGAAACTTAAATTACTTTTATGTAAAACTATTTAGTAGATTACCAAATAATTTAGATGTTAGATCTGAATGTTGGTTGCAATCACAAATACTAAAACCATACATAGATCAATTAGAATTATCTGACGTACCACCACCTGAAACAGTAAATCCTAATCAATTACGTGGACCTAATTACAGTGTTGAAAATACCTATAATCTTACATCAGATACAGAATTTAAGTCTTGGAATGATTTATTATCAGAAAATGTAAATACATCTCAAGAGATATTAAATAAATACATTTTTGGTGATAATAAGCCAGTAACGTTAAACATAGATTATACTAAATTTGAAAGTTTTGTATTTTATTCATCAGCAACAGAAAGAGTTGAAAATTTCTTTTATAAGATACAGTTATTAGAAAGATATAAACAACAATTAGATGATTTGGTAGGATTTGTTGGTGACACAGAACAAATAGAAACAAATATCTTAACGATAACAAATCTTAGAGATAAAGTAATATCTGGATTTGATGAATGGGAAAAGTGGTTATACACAGAAGAATATACCACAACGGTTGGTCAAATAAATCCTTTTCCAAAATTTTCCGTATTTGATTTAGAAGATATATCGGTAAAAAGTGGAAAATATAGACTTTATAAAACAACTGATGTTATAGTAAAAGATTGGTACGATGGATTGATAGCGTTAGCAACTGATTATGACAGACAAAATAAAAATTCACTATATTCCGTTTTACCCGAGCACGTAAAGTCAGATGCTCAAAATGAGCAATTCAATACATTTGTAAATATGATAGGTCATCATTTTGATGTTGTTTATACCTACATAAATCATATATTAAAAAAGAACATTAGAGATGAAAACCCTAAGAATGAATTATCACAAGATTTAGTTCAAGCTGTTACCAATAATTTTGGTTGGAAATTATCAAGTAATATACAAGAAAAAGATTTATGGGAATACGCACTAGGTTTAAATGCAGAAAACGATTCTGCAACAAATCTTTTAGGTAAAAAATATAATAAGACTGAAGAAGAAAGAACTAAAGAAGTATGGAGACGTATATTAAATAATCTACCATACATACAGAAGACAAAGGGGACATCACGTGGTATAAAGGCATTATTGGCTGCATATGGAATACCGCAAACATTAATTTCTATAAGAGAATATGGTGGACCTTACAATCCAAATTCTTTGGAATTAGGTAAAAATGTATATGAAAAGGCTACATATTTTCTTAATTTTAATAGGACACCGAACCAATATATCGAAACTCCTTGGGAAAGGGTTAACCATAAAGACGATTGGGTTTACCCCGATACAATAACATTTAGATGGAGAATGAATCCCGAAAAGGTTTATAGTTATGACGGTATTGAGAACCAAACTTTATTACAAAAACAATCTGGTTCATTAGTAAATTGGTTTGTGACTGTAAATAAAAATGGAACGGATATAGAACGTGGTGGTATTTATTTCTACTTAGGTGATGGAAATACATACCTATCAGCTTCAATAGAAGACGAGTTTTTATTCGATGATGTTCCATTGAATATAATGATTCGTAGAAATATAACAAACGATAACCCAACGGTAAATCAGAGATATGACCTAATTCTTAAATCTGAAAAATATGGAAAGTTGGCAATAGAAAAAAGTGCTAGTATATTTGTAACTGGCTCTGTTAATCCAGAATACAACGAATCATGGGCATCTGACGGTAAAGTATATGTTGGTTACGGAAGTAACAATCAAACATCAAATGGTATATTTGGTTCTGTATTTGAATTAAGATATTGGTCTGACCAATTACGAGAAGATTCATTCAATAATCACGTTTTAGCTGCAAGAGCTTATAATGGAAATGATCCATCTTCTTCTTTTTATGACTTAAAAGCACAATGGAAGTTTTGGCAACCATTAGATTTGGGAACAATAAAAACCATAAAAAGTTCTCATCCAAATCAAAAAGAAAATACATTTTATAGTTCATCCAAAGTTGCTAATTTAAATGGATTTACAAGAGATTCATTTGAGTCAGCAACGGAAGTCTATAATATGGACACCGCTAATTTGGGTGCAAATACGGATTATTCACAGAAAGTTAGAATAGATTCAGCATCGTTAGCGGGTGCATTAAATATGAATACTTCTTATGAAGAATCCGCATTACTAATGAATTCTGTTGATTCAAATAGACTTATGGTTGCTTTTTCACCACAGCACATAATAAATGAAGATATTTACGAAGCTATTGGTGATACTGATTTAAGTGAGTTTATAGGTGATTTTGGTATAATAGATTCTGATGAATACCGTGAATTAAATAGATTTTCCGAAGAATATTGGAAAAAATACAGTAACAAAAATGACTTTAATGCTTACATCAGTATAGTATCACAGTTCGATTTAAGTGTATTTGAACAAATAGCACAAACATTACCAGCACGTGTAAATGAAATTTTGGGATTGGTTATAGAACCAAATGTGTTAGAGAGATCAAAAGTTGTATCGAACAAAGGTACTACGGCTGAAACCAAGGATTTTTATTCCGAGACTGAGGTTATAGATTGGTTCCCCGATACTCCCGCTGATTATAATTCAAAAAATACTGTTTTATTTGTTGGATTTGAGGATGGGGATGCGTTGGAAATAAGTATGTATGACGGTCAAAATGATGCTGTTACTAATATAGAATCCGAAACGGATGAAAGAATAAAAATGGGTGAAATTGAAGTATCACCAAAAAATGTAGCAAAAATAAATAATAAAACTGCTAATTTAAAAATTGATCGTATAAACAAACCCAATTTTCAATATAAAAGCTATGGCACACTTATAAAAACAGATTTGACCAAAGCGGATTTAAATGCAAAGTCAACTATGTATCATGCTATTTTACCAACTGCTAAGGGTAATCCTATAGATAGTAAAATGATAGTTTTTGATAATTTTCCATCATTGACTTCATCATTTAATAGAAATGACAATAAATCATTCATAGACTATACTTATTATAACCAAATATCCGAATACGAAACGTATGATTATTACGATACAGTTATAAAATATGCAAATCCAAAGCAAGCTGACCAAATAATAGTTGAGTTAAAAGATAGTTCTAACTATAAATCGCCAAATTATTTTGAAACTGCTAAACGAAATAGAGAATTTATAGGTTGTAATGACTACCCATATCCTTATAAAAAATCTAAAAATATGGGATTGTCATTTCTTAATGCAAACTCAGAAGCACTAAACTATAAATTAATATATGAAAATTATGAAGATACATCATATCAATATAATGATTATGAAACGTTAAAGTTCAATGATATATTTCCAAGTAGTTCTTTTTGGAAGACTGAGATTAGAGGTGATTTTTTTGATAATACTAATAAACCAAAAAAT